CTATGACCCAACTCCAATAAGAGATGCCACATGATATCCCTGGCCTGACCCTGAGTCGGTGCAACATAAAACACCTGACCACTCTTGTCATTCAAACCATGAATAATCAGATTCCAGGCAGCAAGACGGGACTTACCAGTACGCCTACCAGCAGCAATCACCTTAAATCGTGTCTCATCCTTGAACACTTCCTGCTGCCAAGGCAATAACTCAACCTTTAAATCAGCCATACACCCACATCACAGGCACATCCCTCGTATCAACGTGTACAAACGTCTTAGCAACACCAATACCCGTAAATCCCAACCTCAAAGCCTGTTTGACAACATAAAACCTCTGATGACCACCAGATACCCTGATATCAGCCGCTATACCATGACAATGCATTCCAGGCTCCTCCTTCCTAGCCTCTACAGGATGAGTTGGATCACGATACCCAGAAGTAATAACAAAGGGAAAACCACAAGCCTCCCTCAAACGATCAAGTTTATCAATAAAACCACTCTCAATCTCATTATTACCCGTATGACTACAGGCAAACTCATCACGACTGAAATACTTAGCCACTTACCACCTTCTCATCCTTAATACCCGTTATATTAATATTAATCGATGCCGTAGATCCAGCTAACTTATCCTTCTCAAAATAACTCGAATGCAATATACGGTCAGTCAAGATACGCCATGCCTGCGCCTGATGAGCATGTTCATCATCCAATGCAGCATCATATATCTTCTCCAAAACCAATCGACTCTTCGGACTAGCCAACATCCTATGACGATACTCATTAATAATAGCAGCATCACCCTTCTTTGCAGGTAAACCTAACTCCCCCTTCCTAGGCCTACCCCTCTTACGCTTTACTATGCTCATCTGACCTCCCTTGTATAGTGTGGGGTACATACATATATACGCAGCCGCGCTGTCCCATCCCCACCCCTGTTTTTCTGTACAGTACTGGATAAATTCACACTGTTTTTCTATCCAGGTGGACATCCATACAGTAGTCATCTCTCTCTGTTTAATGCTTTGAGCAGGTGTAGTAGATTAGGACCACCGTAATAAATATCCTAAGTCTATATAACTATATGTTCTATTACTATCCCTCTATATGAGAACACGGTATAAGAATAAGATTGCGAAGACTGTCATATAGCGTGTCTTGTGTTTATAATTCTATCTGTAAGTAAGACATTAACAACACATAAACATTAAACGAAAACTTGCAATATAACTGACTAACAAGAGGACATATACCAATGAAGGTAACCTATAAAATGGAAGAACAGCTAAGACGTTCTATTCAGCTAGACCGATTAAAGGAAAAAAGAAAAACTTCCTTCCGCTATGCACTAACATATATTTTGAGCATGGCAGTTCTAGTCGCGTCTAGCGTGGCCATTCTTCCGCTCTTTTAAACCAACCAACAACACAAGGAAATATAAAAATGAATCAATTTTTAGATTTATCAACCCCTCAACAACATTTAGATTATTTGAAAGAATTAGATGAACACCAATTCATAGACATTGTAGCCGCACAGCATGAGATATGCGGACATTCAGCATTGAACGATTTAGCATGGGATGTACACGACCAGCTTATTGAGAAACTCAGAGAAACAAATGATTTATCTAGTAATCAATTTACTCTCTTGCATCATGTAAGACAACTTCTCTTTTAAACCAACCAACTAGAGGAAATGACATGAAAAACAAAACGCAATACATAACACTCGAACATCGCAGTCTTAAAACGAAAGACCCAGAATGGCGATATGGTATGGGCTATCCGCTCGATCGTGACGATGCGGCCGAAATGGTTAAAAAATGTTTGGCCGATTATGAGCACTTTTCACACCTGTATCAAGGTTCCCTGGAATACAAGATTGGTTTTCGCGAGCACTGATTGAGTTGATAGATAAAAGAGCATTTGAAAGAGTGCTCTTTCTTGTACCAACCAACCAACTAAAAAAGGTAAGACAATTATGCTATTAATAAAAATGACCCGCAACGATATGGTGAAGATTGCAGAAGCATCCCTTGCTACCATGACTGTTGAGATGAAAGCGTTTCTAGAAACATTGATTGAAGCCGGCAGATACGCAGAACCATCTGACGATGAGTTTGACTTGTTTGACAAGTTGCTGGATGAAATGGAGAGGGAATACGTTTAACCAACATAAGGATTTAAAAATGGACATTAAACGAAAAATAGTAGCACGGGCAGCACAAAGAATTATTGGTCTGCTTTCTTTTGATGAATTAACAGCAATCTACAAAGCTGAGCAAAATGCCCGTCACGCATCTTTTAATCTTGGAATCAGCTCTCAATTAGCCGCTCAAGATATATCGCGAACAGTGGCGCGAGAAACTATCCAAGGTCTATCAAATTATAAGATTGACCAGATGGCGCATGAACTGAAATTGTCGGCACGGGATTTGACTAAATATACAGCTGAGGTGACAGCATGACCAAAAGCGATTTAGGCAACCAATTACAAGCCTTTTACCTTGACTATGTTAACAATTACATGTCCGTTGATTGTATAGCTGAACATAACGGATTAACCAAAGAACACGCGGACGAATTAATTAAAATTGGCCGCACCATTCATGAAATACGCGTTGATGCTTGGAACTATTGCCAGAACCAGGTGGAAGCATAAGAGGATCAAATACGCCCCCATATGGGGGCTGTACCCCTATAGATATTTTTTGAGTATCTATAGCGATGCATTTTAACCAACAAAAGGAACCTTAAATACGATATTTAAAGATTTAACT